TACCTTGACCCAATGCAGGGTTCTGTACAACTGCGTTACCTGCACCATATGTACCACCAGTACCATTAGGATTGTAATCCTGATACGTGATAGGAGCAAAGTTAGGAACTAAGAATGTTTGACCCTGAGTAGGAGCAACAACATTAGTAAAGTTAACTAAACCGTTTGATTCGTGCATAGCACGTAATGCGAAATTTGAAATAGCCGTAGTGAAACCATCACCTTCGTTATTTGCACCGCCGAGAACATAAGCCATAATATTTTCCTTAAATTAAATTTGTTGGCATCAGAGTATTTTGCGACTTGAACTAGATACTGTTGCTGATACGCCTAGACCTTTTAGGCCTACACCTTTACCTAAACCATTCTTGTTAGCCCACGCATTGAATGCGGCCGGGTCACGTGAATAGTCTGGTATGGTTTCTTCTAACGCACCAGTAAAACTACTTTGTCCAGGTCTTAAACCTGATCCAGAATTGGAATTACTCTGTCTCAATAGCTTAGGATTACCCTGAGCTACTTCTGTTACCAATCCCTGGATTGTAAGTGGCATACCATCACTACCATAACGTTCTTGACCTTTTTGATTGACGATAGCATAAGTGCCGTCATCGTTCCATTGAATATTGTTTTTAACTTTATTCAATGCATAATCAATCAAATCACTGTCGAACTTGTCACCCATTGCTCGCTGAATATCGCTATCAAGTTCCTTCTCACGCAATGCTTGCTCTTTACGTGCAAGGTTTTGTGAGAGTTCATTAAAGCGTTCGTGCAAGTCGTTAGTTGTTACTCGTCCTGAACTTTGCTGTACTTTTGGTTGCTCCACTGGCTGTGCGTTGCCAACGAGTTGTTGAGCACTTGTTCTAGCGATATAAGCAAGAGCATCTTCTACACTAGTAAAATTAGTGCCACTAGCATTGCTAAGGGCAGTTAATAATCCTTGTGTAGTACTCTTACGAATAGCACCAGCATTCACTTGCTCGTTACCACCTTCTTGTGTTTCCACTGACTGGTTAGTATTAGTCTGGCTGTCGTTGCCAACGAAAGATTGTTGATCCATTTAATTTTTTCCTTGATTGTTCGTAATCACCGAGTTTGTATTGTATTTATTACAATTAGTTTATAGGTAGTATTATCTACCTGCAGTACCACCTAGCAATAATGCAGGTGCTACTTGATTTGTGTAGTATGTTACGCCTACGTCTGTTACTGGAGTACCGGCGCCACCAAGTATACTTGTGTTGTCTGATTCGCCATTTTCATTATCGTATTCAGCTTCTTCTTTACCATCTTCTTCACCATAGTTTTCGTGTTCCGGTATCATACTAGTTTCTAAATCTCTGCTCAATACTTCATCGTTTTCTTGTGTCATCAAAGCTTTTAAGCCACTATCAGGAATGGTGTTGATGTAAACGTTTTCATATTCTGGTATTGCTTCTGCAGGACTTAGCATTGCAATAATCTCTTTTGTGATTAGTGCTTTAACGATCTCATTCTCACCAACCATTTCGTTAGCAGATTTAATCAATGCCATTCTATAGTTAGTATCGTGTGCTTCATAGTCAGTGTTGTAATGTACTTCGCCAGCCCAACGTTGATCCATAAAACGTGCGGCATAAGTGTAAATCATTTCTTCTGTAACTTCCATCAACCTAGCTTTACTCTTAGCTAATCTGTGTAGTTGTTTACGTTCTTCAATGATAGCAACGCCACTAGCGATTTGGTTCTTACTTGTGCGTAAGCCACCTAATCCTGTCAGTGCTTCTATCTGTTCTAATAAATTATCTTGTGTGCGAATGATTGCGTCTACGTCACCAGTGTCAATTGGTATAGCTTCAATCTGTCCTTCATTAGCACGAACAATAGCACCAGCGTGTACTGGTACGCTAATGCCTTTATCTGCACGAATGATAGTGTGTGCAAATTGTAATGCTGTATACTTTTCGCATTCTAATTTGTAATATTCTTTTTGTGCGTCTGTTGCGCTATCGATATCGCTTACGCCACACTCCATTGTTCTTGGATCTCTACGACCATATGCTATGAATACCGGTACGCTCATACCAGGTGGGAACTGACCTTCGCCAATCTTTTTAGCTGGTAGATTTTCTTTACCAGGACCCTTTTCTACTTCATAGCTTTCCCAATAAGATGGAGTTGTTGCGTCGCCCAAATGATAGCATTTGATATAGTAACAATCTGTTTCTTCCATCTCTTTAATCTTAACATATTTGAGCAGTGGGCGACCACCGTAGTAGTCGAACTCCCAGTCCCATACATCCAATGGGCTAATGGCACACACATATGGTCTGCCAAGATTCCCTTCTGTTGCTTGGGGCATATCGACTGCGACCCAACAGTGCCCAAATATACTTGTTAAATCTCCTACACCTTCCATAAAACCGTTCATATTGCGATTAGTTAAATCAGCGTCTAATTGAAATAGATCGATCCACTCATTAGTCTCAGGAGATATAGCTTTACCTTGTGGTGTACAGAATTGTAGATTACGCTTAATGCCCGGCTCAAACAATACATCATTAATGGTATCAACAATGTAACGACAGATAGGCTGTGCTACTGTGTTAGCTACTAAGTCAAGATAGAGTGTGCTATCTTCACTTGGCCTTTTCTTGCGAACATACTGCTTAAAGCTGATGCCCCCAAGATATGCATATTGATAAGATAACATCTGCAAATAGATGTTATCGTACACTGGATTGCGTTTTAGTAAATCACTGTTGTTGTACATTGTTTTGTCTCTTTATATTGCCTAAGGCGAAATCTGTTGATATAGGTGCATAATGTATTTATGCTTACGGCTTTTGTTTGCACTTATCACCGTGAAATCTTGCGTAAACATTGTTTGGCATTTGTCGATTACAGTACTTGCATAATGTTGTAGGTTGTTTTTTACCTAACATACCACCATTGCCAAGATAGCTACCAAATGGATTCGATCTACCTTTGTTCATCATATCTCTTGTGTTTTGTTTATGAGTTCCCACGCTTAAATGATTAGGATTACAGCAGATTGGGTTATCACAGCTATGCATTACGCACAAACCTGCAGGTATCTGGCCTTTATGTTCTTCATAACTTACACGATGACTTGTACGCATCTTTTTGCCGTCACGTATCATACCATAACCAATGTTGTTCTTACCACCTTGAAACTCCCAACAGTCAGTAACTTCATTGACTATAACTTTGTCTAGTAAACGTTCTAATAGTGTTCCACTATCGCCTTGATATCTTCCCATATTAACTCCACACCATATGTTCTTCGTCTTGCTCACCATTCATAATCTCTTCCCAAGTTGGTCCGCCAGGATATAATGGACTCTCGGGCATATGCTCTAAGCCAGGCTGATTCTGTCTAGTAAACTTGCTGTCAGTATTCACGTACTCTGGAATGCCCAAAGTATTTTCGTGCTGTATGGGGAACAAATAATGTATGCCATAACGAATGCAATCACCTAAGCCGTCTATGTGTGCGTATCTACTCTCAGTATACTTCACTAGCTTTTTACGACTGCCATCTTCAAAATGATACGTTTGCATTGCTTCTAATAAGAACTTATCGTCTGGTTGAATTACTAAACCACCACGATTGATGAACGCATTGCTAGTGTTATCAGTATCAGTGATAAGAGGATTACTCTTACGTGTATTCACAATAGTAAAGCCATACTTCTCTAATATGATACGATCTGTTACGCCGAAAGGTGACGTAGTATCTCTGTTCACTTGTGTGCCTGACATATCTATGATACTGTTTATTCTACGTTTAGGAAAGTCTTCACGAATTGCACTTGCAATACCTTCTGTACTGCAATCAGGTATCGCATAACTTTTTAGTATCTCTATCGTGCCATCTTTGTGCCCACTCTTTTTAACTTGTGCAACAGTAGCGCACATAACCCTTTTATTAAAATCGTGGAATGTATATAGATCGCCACCAAAATCTTTAATCTCACGTGTATATTTGTGTTTGTCCCACGTGTAAAAGAACGCATCGCTAACACTTTCCCACTGACACATATAGTCTTGGTTAAACTTTAATGGACTGATGATACGTTTCTGCTCATCAATAAACTCTTTGCTACCACTACGCATTTGCAGGTAGTTGTAATGACGTACAACATACTTCTCAGGATTCTCTAATGCTAATGTGAATAGATCGTGTAATGGACCTGTGCCGTTAGGTGTACTAATCACAATCAATCTACCTTGCGTATCAGCTTGACCAACACGAGGGCGCAAACGATTTGTAATTTCTTGCAATGTATCTTGCGTATATAATGCGGCTTCGTCAGCTACCCAAACGCCTACGTTTAAGCCTCGTAGATTTTCACGTTGTTCTGCGCTTTTACAGCGAATGAATACGCCATTAGGAAACTTAATTGTAAGCTCACTATTATTAATATCTTTACCATCAACTAATCCAAAGTGATTGATACAACTATGCTTGAGAGGTTCCCAGATTAAACTCTTAATCATCTGTCCTGTTGGCGCACTATAGATTATATCTTTTCCTTTGTGAAAGCGAGGGTCACTTGCAAACA